TCTTTTCCATAATACCATACATATAATGCAAGAAGATATGAGAATATCTGGTCATCATGAGTATTTGATGAATGGTCTATTCTTCCGTTCTTTTTATATTCAAGACCTAATAATTCATCATATAATTTCTTAGACACAAACTTATCTTTATGGTTTTCCATACGATCTCTAAGAATATCCATAAGTATATTTCTTGAAGTAGCCGTATTATCAAAACCATATACTTTAACAAGTTGTTTTCTCTTTTTACTACGAACAGATTGTACGTGCTCTTCTAATTCACGTTCTTTCATTTCATAGTATAAGAATCGTTTTGCTTTGGTCTTAAGAAGATTTCCTATTATAGAAGCACCAAAACCACCATTTCGTTCTACATTAATTACACATCCCGCAGGAAGAAACTTTAATATTTCAAGTATAACCAAAGTAAGCTCGTCTGTAGGAATATAATTACAGTTAAAATCTGCAAATGGTTTTGTTGTGTTAGGATCTATCAATGTAATAGCAGATGAGTCTCTGTTATAACCACCTGATACGTCGACACCCATTATAGGTACTGTTCTTTTTGTATCTATTTCATAATAAATATTAAGATAATATTTACCAAGAAGTAATACTCTCTTCTTTGGTTCCATTGTAAGCTGACAAACAACTTCCATTTGTTCTTGTGTGAATGGAGAGTTTGAAACAGTATTGGACCATTCAAGAAGAACTTCTCTTCTAATATCAGCCCATGTAGAACCACCTGATAACATAAGTTTACATATTTCTCTAAACCATTCTTCTGAACGTCCTAACTGTTGATATGTAAATCTTATATATACGAAATCGGAGTTTACATTAGCTTTCAATAAGTTCATTAAGTCATTATAAGACATATCATACCAAGACTCATCAAATTTAGTAGCATTCTCTTTCATATTGAAAGCTGATATACCTTCATCTGTAGTAAGAAATCCTGGTGTTGTTGTTATAAGAATACCATATGCTGTACCATTTCTTCTAGCAATATCGGCTACTGTCTTAAATGCAGGAGCAGTATTTGAGTAAATAGTTTTATTATATGGTATAAATGCCCATTCATCAGCCCATATCAAGGGAAGTGAACGACCTCTAAGAAGGTTTGCTGCTGCTTGTTCTGATCTGGCTGATGCGACTGTTCTTATTTTGTTATTAGCAAATGGATGTTGTAATGACTCTGCTGTATTAGCAGCTTTAAGCTTATGTCCATCTCTACTTGAGAACTGCTGATCCATTCTAAGATAAGATGGTAAAGCTTCTCTTAATTCTTTAAAAGCTTGTAAGTTTGCTTTGGAATATTTCATCTGAATATGCAAGAATGATATTTCAGAATTAGTAGTACCAAAGTTGAATAAGTATAAATATCTACATAATGCAGATACTGTCTTATATTGCTGTCTTGGTAATTCAAAGAATGTATTAAGGTTTAAACATGAACAAAAACTGAATGCTAAATTTCCTCTATGGAGTTCATATTTAGCACCGCCACCTGTACTGCCAGATACAGGTATTCTTACGCATTCTCTTATAAAATACCAATAATTTCTTTGGCATTCTATATGAATTTTTTGTTTCATTATAAAATTCAATGATGGATCATGCGGATTAATACCAGCAAGATCTGTATCGTATAATGCAAGCATAAAGGTATTATTTTTTATACCCTTCTCTTTTAAAAAATAATGCATGTTTAAGAATGATTTATTTGTAGTTTCAAAATGCGGATACACTATTAACTGAGTTGGTGATCCCATATTTGGCATAAACATTCACCTCACATAAAAATTGAGGATGGAGATCAATTCTCCATCCTCTAAGTATTAGCCCATTTTTGTAGGTCTGAGCATTGAAAGCGGAAGCTTTCCTTTAATATAAGTCTTCTGAGAGTTTTTGGCTGTCTTAGTAGCCTGATTACGGTACTTCTGCATAATCTTGCCAATAAGAGCTCTTTCCTTTACTCTGTTCTTTACAAGCATAGACCAGAGAGGATCCTGTCTTTCTTTTGCAAGTTGGAAAGCTGCGAGTTTCATTCTTCTTGAAAGGTCGTCGTTTCTTGTAAGTCTTACTACAGACTGTCTCTTAAGAAGACCTTCTTCAATAAGTTCTGTACAAACTTCTGATACTGCGAATTCTTCTTTCTGTTCATCTGTCAAGAAAGAAAGTTCATCAAGAATCATAGCTTCTGCAAGTTCATTTGGGTTCTGAAGTTCCATATCCATAGAATTTTCTTCTATAGAATTACTAGTATTAAATAAGCCCATATATTTTCCTCCTTAATTTGTAAATCATTACATATTATATTTTTGGATTTAGATAGAGTATCCATCTATTTACATAAATGTTATTCTATCTAAAATATATTTAGGATAAGTTTGTACAAAATCTGAAACATTTAAGTACAAATCAGAAAGGAATGAAGTTATTATGAATGCAGAATTTAATTTATCTGATTCTTCAGCTATCAAAAGATATAAGAAAATATCTATTGATATGATTAGAAAGATTCATCCAGAAATGACGATAGAATCTTTAAATAGGGCTATAGACTATTCTATAGCCAAAAGATTTAAAAATTTCGACATAAAGATCTATAATAGCTATCTAAATCAACAAGTTGATAGTGATGCTATTACTGTAGTAGATTATTTCGAGGATAGAAAACCTATTATAACTGCTGCTGGTGTAATGTGGTATCCGCATTCAGAAGCAGATAATCCGTTTTCAAAGTTATTACAGAAGTTTATAGATAATAGAACTAAAGCAAAGAAAGAAATGTTCAAATATCCAGTAGGTTCAGAGATGTTTCAAAAGTATAATCTGACTCAGTTACTGGCAAAGATAGATGCTAATGCCCTGTATGGTGCATTAGGTCAACCTAATTGTTTATTCTATAATTTACATGTTGCTGAAAGTACAACTACTCAAGGTAGGTCATATACATCAGCATCATTATTATTCTTCGAATCATTCTTAGCAAACAATGTAAAGTTTGGGTCTTTGAATGAAGTAATTACATTCATACATAATGTAATTAATGAGAAAGAAGAAAGAAAATATAAAGACTCATCTGTATTAGATGAAAATATAACAGTAGAAGAATGCTGGTACAAGATTATGAAAACCGCAGGATTTTATTGGATTCCTAACGATAATGATATGCAGATCGTTATGGATATATTAGAAGGATTAGATCAGGAAGATATAAATAGATTATATTATAAGAATAATCTGTATAATTTCTTTATGAATTCTTCTATGAGAAAATCTTTAGTAGAGTTATTAAAGATGCTTAAGAAACCTTTCTTAAACCCGAACAAACCTCCAGAAGAGATTAAAGTTGAATTGGATGCTGTATTGGATTTGGTAAAGGAATATGTATATTATGGTCATCAATATATTGATCGTATAGATAGAGTTGAAGTTATGCCAAGAAAAATAGATATAGTAACAGATACTGATAGTAATATTATATCTCTTGATGCTTGGTATAGATTCGTTCTTGATATAATTGATGGTGAAGACATTCATATAGCAAACTGGCTTTATGATGCAGTAGAATTTTCAAAATGCGATGAGTTCGGAGACTATGAAAAAATAAAACCAGTTAAATATTATGAGAAAGTTTTAGACTATGACTTTATGAAAGATGAAGTCATAGAAAAAGATAGATTAATGAATCCTATGTACGTTATACCGCAGGATGCACTTAGACATTCTATTATAAATATAATGGGTTATATAGGATCAGCACTTATAGTAGATTATATGGAAAGATATACTAAGAATAGTTATTCCTATGATCCTGAAACTCATAAGTGTATGATAATAATGAAAAATGAATTCTTATTTAAGAGATTATTAGCTACAGATGGAAAAAAGAATTATGCAGATATAAGAGAACTTCAAGAAGGAAATCCTGTATCTAAATCTAAGTCTTTGGCTATAATGGGTTTACCGATAGATAAGAATACACTTCCAGAAAAAACAAAGAAATCTCTTCAGAAGATATTAAAGGAAGATGTTCTTGATATAGAGCAGATAGATCCTTTGGTAGTATTGAAGAAGCTTATATTATTTGAAAAGGAAATTATATCTTTGCTCAAAAAAGGAGATAAGAGTTATTATAAACCTTTAACGGTAAAGGCTATGTATAATTATCCAAATCCAATGAGTATACAAGGTATTAAAGCTAGTATAGCTTATAATGCTTTAAGAGATCCAGGTCATGAAGCATTAGACTTGGATGCAAGAAACTCTATTGATATAATTAAGACAAATATCACTAGAGATAATATAAAACCATTAGAACAAACTAATCCAAAGAAGTATTCTCAAATAATAGATTTGATGAATAGCTATATAGAGTTTGATTCTGATATAACTTCTATTGCATTACCTATAGGAGAACCAGTACCTGAATGGATTATAGACTTTATTGATTACAAATCTATAATAAATGACAATATAAAGAACTTTCCATTGGATAGTTTAGGATTGCACAGATTCAATAAGTCTACAATCAATTATTCTAATATATTAAAATTATAAGTTGAATAGATATGATATATTAGAATAATAACAAAGGAGGATAAGAAAATGACAACACCTTGTACAAATTATGACGCTTATTACACAATGTCTCCATTAGCATTATATGGAGAACAAACTATACGAACTTGTGATATCACGAGTGATAATTGGAGACAATATGCTGATGGTCTGTTAAATATAATGAGGGATAGTATAGAAACAGACTGGATGCATAATGCAAAAATAAATGTTATCTTTAGAGATACTTCTATTGTATTAACAGTACCTGATATGTTTTTCAATGTAGTATTTTGGGGAATGATTGTATCTACTGGAAGAGAGATAGAACCTAAACATATATTCTTCCCAGATAATCTTACAACGAAATATATAAAGAAATGGATTGATAAGAATTTTATCAACGTAAATAGAGGAGTTATTGATAGTATAATGATCAATAATATTATTGATAATTCTTTGTTCTATTTCACAAAGGTATCAGACTTTGAAATGTATTTATCCAATACGATATGTCTTGAAGACTTTGTAGAACTTCAGAAGAAAGATAAGGTATTCTATGATGCATTGCATCATGACTTCTCTGATGTTCCATTAGAGAATGTAGAAGATGAAGGAATGCGTATTACTAATATAGCCATAGATCATCTTATCAATGCAGATAAATTACTCGGTCATGAATTCTGTCTTGCTGGTTCATTTGAAACTGGTGAAGGAACCAATCCAAGACAGTTTAAAGATGTGTTTGTAAATATAGGAACTAAACCTGATGGTAGAGGAAACATATTCCCATATAGAATAAATTCATCTTTCGTAAATGGTGGATTGCAGAAACCATATGATTTCTATGTACAATCTAGTGGTGGTAGATTAGCTCAGATAATCAATAGAGAAAACATAGGAAAATCTGGTCACTTAGCTAGAATAATGGGTTATAATAATTCAGGAACTATATTACATCCTGATCCTAACTATGATTGTGGAACAAGAAACTTTGAAATAATAACAATAGTTTCAGAAAAGATGCTTGAATTTTATCATGATAGATGGTATAGACTCAGACCAGATGGAGTAGAAAGAATTATAAATGATGAAGACTACTTCCTTATTGGTAAGACTATATATTTAAGAAGTCCTATGACATGTGCAAGTCATGCCAAAGGGTATGGTATATGCTATAAGTGTTTTGGTAAACTTGCATATACACTTCAGCATATAAATATAGGTAAAGGTGCAGCAGAAAATATAACATCTGTGTTAACTCAGAACTTGTTGTCTGCTAAACATTTGCTTAAACCATCAGCAATCAAGACAGAATGGATAGGAGATATAAATTCTTGGATTAATATTGATGGTAATAGGTTGACTTTAGTTGAGTCTGATTATAAGAAGAATCAATTCTTAGCTATTTATAATAGTGATATAGTTATTGAGAATGATGATGAATATGCTCAATCAATGATGTCAATGTCTGAAAAGAACGAAGATTATATGGAAGATAGTTCATCATTTGATAATTCTGTTATTCAGTATATAACAAGATTTACTATTGTAGATGGTGCT